TCTTTATCGGCCATAACCGAACGCGCATGTTTAGGAAACATCTTACGTAAGAATTTTACTTTGTCTTTAAATTTGAGTGGGTTTTTCTTTGGATCTTCGCTCTTAGAACAATATATTCTATAAGATCCATTTGAAATGCTTTTGAGTTTATCAAATAGGATTTCATGACCATTTGTTGGGGGATTGAATCTCCCAAATACAAAAGTTACTGACTTCCCAGATGCTTCATCTACGTATTGACTGAATGACTTTATCATAATCCTCGGTTTATTTCCATGTTAGTTGGGATTATCCCAACCTTTTATAATATCTTTGCTAAAATTGTTAGTAGAAAATTCTAATCTATTAACAAGCTTAACGGCTCCACCTTCCATACGATCTATAGCAACAAAACCTTCGGGGTTGGTTACTTTAAATCCGGATTTAGTTTTAACAAAAGTTCCTATAGAACTTAAGCTGTTTAGTTTATTTATAATAATTAATTTCGCATCTGTGATATAATTCTGTAAATCATACACTAAAGCTAAGTTTTTTAGATTTTTATCACTAAAAAAGCTTAAAACATCATCTCTTTTATCGGCTTTAGCTTGTTTAGATGCAGGTCTTGTAACTTTATCAATTTCTTTTTGATATCTGTCTTTGACAAACATGACTAAACCTTTTGCGTGTTTACTTGTATCTTTAATTCTTTGACCTTCTCGAACTTTTCTATTATTCCATATGTTCATTACAAGGTTTAATTCTTTATTTGATTCTATTTCTTTTAGCGTTGTGGAAGATATTTTTTTAAATACCATTCCAGCTAATTGTAATTTCTCTGTAACCTTTTTCGTTTGAGCAGCGGTTAATACTGCACCTTCTGTAGCAGGCAATTTAGCATCTACCATCCATACCTTTTTTGAAGGTTTTAATTTCTTAACAATATCTCTTCCAAATTCTGCTTGCATTGTTTCAAATGCCAAACCTTTATATGTTGTGTGCCAAACTATACCAATTTCTGCAGAGGATATCGTTTTAGCCAAAGGATTATCCATAGGAATCGCATAAGCAATTGTATTCGGATGAAATACTAAATGTTTAACTCCATTAATTGTTTCTGTTTTAAGATCTTTTTTCTCAAACATAAAATCACCTTGGATTACTTCTTTAATACCAAGATCTTTTAAATTATCAAAAGCTTTAATTAGTTTTCCTTGTAGATCTCCAGATGTATCTGCTTTGATATCTTCATGTGATTTATATATTTTAGGATTTTTTGCAAATATTCCTTTCTTTGCAACAAAGAATTTTCCATCGCTTGGATCTTCACCTGCAAAAACGGCGGGGGCACCGTCCCATTTAACTGTCACATCTACTGCAGATGATGTATTACCAGCTAGCATATCTCTGAGCGATCTAAGCGCGAGAATTGCTTGGCGTGCCCCCTTGACTCCACCGTCTAGAACTAAATCCTCAATATGTGTCATATGAGTATTTTTTCCAGCGGCCTCATGTAGGTTTTGTTTAAATGTTTTCATTTAAGTGATCCTCCTGCGGCGACAAATGCGGCAATAGCCATTTTGCGCCTTTCATCTTGTGTTTTACCATCAAATTGAGGAGCATCTGATTTCATAAAATCTTTTATCCATGCGCCAATCCCTTGACCCACAGATAGTTTTTCTCTTATTTGACCAAACGTCTTCATCTATTTTCCAACCTTTACGTATACGCTTGAATCTAATGATTTAGATCCTGCATAATTTACGAAATGAGTTACAACATTATCGGCTTTTGTACCAGTGTGTAAACTTAGGTAGTATAATACATACATACAACCTAACTTAGCTGATATCCAAAACCAATCTTTCTTTTCTAATTCTTGTAAGAAGTCTTCATATTTTACATTTTTGTAAAAATGATTGAACATCGTCCAAAATAGTTTAAGTTCTCTTTTAGAACCTTTTTCTATTTTCTTCGCGTAATTCTTTATGCCCTTTGCATGAGGCGGGAGTGTTTTCTTTGTTTCCCTTTTCATGAACTCTTGCATAACACCCCAGGATAATCCCCCTCCTCGAGCTTTCTTTCCTTTTATTTCGGCCTTAACTGTATCTCCTGGAGAATTATCTTTTAATATCATTTCTCCTGTATCAAATACAATTGTTGCACCTTTTGCTGACCAAAAATCACCACCTTTTGATTCTAATTCAAGACTTTTAATCTTATGTGTATCAGTATCTGGTGGATATTCATTATTTAATTCTACAATAGGTGCAGCTTTTAAGGATGATTGTTTAAGCGATATACCAACTAAACGTTTAGTATTAAAATGCTCTAATAATGATTTATTAAATGCACCTACAGAAGATGTATCTAATTCTTTTGATAAATTAAAGCTTTTATCAATTGCCCAAATATCTCCAGGATTCCACTTATCATCTTTAAGTGGTTTAAATCCGTTATTCTTATATGCTTGATTTTTCATAGCATATATTTCAATCATCTTTTTATCACCCCGGTGAAATACTTGATTCTTATTAAGATATCCACCTTTCATTAATGCTACTGCAGAAGCGTATGATGATTCCCACCAATTATCAGGGGTTTCTAATATTTGTTTTTCATTAGAATCTGTTTTGGTAGATTTAAAAGCTTGTGCAATAATCTTATCATCAAAGAAATCGAAATCATGCATACCATGATCAAGGAATGCTTGACACATTGCAGCTTGATGACATTCGTTTCTTTGAGTATCTTTTGTTCCTGAACCTGCTCCACCAAAACCACCGCCAAATACCTTTGATTTAGCTAAATGATTAGACATAATAAATTTCTCTCCATCGCCTTTGAGAGCGAAATTCTTTTCGTCTTTTTTATATGTTTCGATCGATTGCAATGCAGATTCAATATCTTTTACAACAAAGGTTCCACCTTTTGCCAATTCAAGTGGTGTTCCATCTTGAATTAATCTTTTTAAAATGTCTAGTCTTGGTTCACCGGTTCTACTATTAGGTTTTAATAGTTCTCCACCACCTAAATTTGTGGCTTCTTTAATTGCTACGAATGAATCAAACTTTTTCATTAAGATGCCTTTATAAAAACTGCTAACATTAATCCGCTATCAGTTTTATCTGTTCCAAATGATGCAGGTTTTATTCTATGTGCATTCTCATGGTTAAAGAATACTAGATCATTTTCTGTTAGTGCTGATTCTACTGGAGGATCATAAGTATCATCACCCGTTTGTCTGTAGAATTGTATTGCATTTTCTGTTTCAGTTAACCATAAAACCGCGACATGAGTAGGTTTATAAACCGGATCAAATCCAGTTTGTGTATCATAATGAATTCCAGGTTCAGTGTCGCTTTGTTTATAATATTGACAATAAGCCATTTTTTCAGATACAGTTAAACTAAACTTATCTTCAAAAGCAGTTACTATTTCATCAATTGATGTTTTAATTGCTCCTGATGTAGCAGTACTTGCTACTGTTCCGCGATATACTGTAGGACTTGCCCAAACGGGATCATCTGTAGTTTGCGGATGATTAGCTCTATCGTAATATGTTAATCCTAATGCAGCAGTACGTGTTGCTGCTAGATTAGATACTGCGTTTGACTTTTTAAATAGTAACATAAAAATATTCCCTTTGTATAGATCTATTTATACATTTTAAAATCTTAATCTTCTGGTAAAAAGAACGGATTTGGTTTTATATTACCTTTATCGTCGTATGCAATTATCCTTTTTTTATGCAATATTTCTAATAAAGCTTCTGCTCCATCAGCTCTACCAATTTTATAACTTGAATAACCACAAGCTACGATTAACACAGCGGGAATTAATAATCCTAAAATATCCATTTATATGTCTACTTTAAACATTACAGCTTCATAGCCGTTATTTAACATATCTTGTTTAAATGCTCGAGCTTCTTCTTCGATAGCAAAAAGATATTCAGCCATCAAAGTTTGACTCATAGTTGCTATTACTTTCCAACTAGTTATTTTATTTTCCATCACATTCTCCATATAATAATGTGGGGGTCCACAACTCCCCCTTGTACGTTCTGACGTAACCACTCGCGGCTTTCGTGCGTCCTACGAGTGACGCTTCATGATCCTATAAGTAAGTAGGACCATGTTGGTTGTTTCTGCCAACTGCGTAACCATCTAAGAGATTTCCTCTTGCTGTGTTAAGAGCTGGGGCATTCCAACCTGCTGCAAGCAAAACATCACCTTCTTTGAAAGTAACTGATTTGATGCTATTCGTCATTTTCCTTTCTTTGACGAATTCTTTTAAATTGATGAATCCCCATACAGATTGAGACATTCTATCTTCACCGTTAAATGTATCTTGCAAGATAATTTTACAGTATTTTCTACCTGGCTCAAATGTTACGGTTTTATATTTAGCTAGACTAGGAAATGCGTCATCACCTGCGGTTTTGAGATCCACACACAGCTGTCTGATAGCATCTATTAGTTTTTCATTTTTCATAATCACTCCTTACTTTGATTTAATATAGGCCTATTATACCATAGTATTCCGGAAATGTACATGCTTTTTTTCACTTTTTTTCACAAAAGTGATATAAATGTCACTTTATTGCACTTTTATGGACTAAATAATGTCGTCTAGGGGGAAGATTTTATAGATTACATCACCGACAGCTTTTGCTATTTCCATATGTTCTTGCTGTGTTCCATGTGCAGATCTTAATTCTACATAATGGATCCACGATCGCAATGTTCCGTTTACATACATTTTGCTCATAGTTAAACCTTCTGGTAAAACTGCTCGAGCTTGTTCTTTGGCTATGCCAGCTTTCAATGCCCAATCGTATGCTTTCTTGCATCTTGCAATAATCACTTCTTGATATGATTCCCATATATAATTAATAGAATCATCGTGATCTAATGGAATAGAATTCTGTCTATTTTTGTGATCTTGTAATCTTGCTTCTCGTGTAGTAAATGCAACATCCATATCTTGGACATCTGCATATCTTTGAGAATATTCTTGAAATGAGAAAGATCTATGTCTTAAGATTTGCCTTGCGATATCTCTTGTGGTTTCGATCTCTAAGCAAACATTAACCATTTCAAGAGGTGACCAATGTTTGTGTTTAATTAAATATTTTACAAGTTTCTCTGAAGTCTTTTCATTGAATTGACCTTTTGGGTTTGAGACTCTTGCACAAAAAGCAACCAACTGAAGAAGATCGCCTTGTATTTCGAATTCTTCAGCTGGTTGCGAGTATGATATAAGTTTTACGTTCAAATCACTTAATCCTTTGTGATTAATATATGTATATATTAAAAGTTAAATGCAGTTGAAAATACGATAGAATCCATAGCTTGGCCATGTCTTACACCGTCGTAAACTGTTACACCCACAGAAAGCTTTTCATTAATATTTTTGCTTGCTGAAAGTGATAGGAAATCATCACCGTCTTTATGTTTCCCGTAACCGAGTTCCATATCGACAACATTGATAAATGGTACACCTTGATGTAATTCCAAATATCCTTGATCTCTATTATCTGCATTAACATAATATGCTAAACGAGTATGTCCTACTCTGCCTCTGACAAAAATTTCTTCTGTGTCAGCTATATCGGCATCGTAATTATACTGAATAACACCTGCTCCTAGGACAAAATTGTCCGTGAGATTTAAATCATATCCCCCGTACAAATCATATTCCCAGTCTGCAGCATTGCCAAGATCTACTTGACCTGCCCATGCTCCTGCATAGAATCCATTATTTTCATAATGTCCCCTTACATTAAAGCTTGGGTTACCCGCATTCTGTGAAACTCCTCTCCAGAAATAATCTGAATCAAGTCCAACAGTGAATTCGGTATCAGCTTGGATTGCAAATGATGGTATCATTAATAGAGCACTTAATAGCGCTGTTTTCATATTCATCATTATTTCTCTCCTTGTACGAGAGTATAAACTCCCCATGCTAAACCTACCCACGCGAGTAGTTTGGCAACACCACCAAAAAGTAACACACAACCACATATTACAATAAGTAATACTCCGTCATGTGATGTTCTTTCGGGCATTCTTGCCACTAGCCAATCTTTGGCTTTAGTAAATATATTCATAGATTTCTCCTCTATATTTTGAATTCGGTGAAGTCTTTACTTTCCCTATCACCGAACGTATTTATCGGTCCAGTATCTGGTGCCATGTCAGACATGATATCAGACTGTGCCGACTCCTCTACATCGTATAATTTCATTCTAGACCTATCTATACCAATTACAAATCTTTTGTATTTAGTAGGGTCATTATAACGATTTTTCAATTGTTTTACCATCAGTTGGCCTAAACCTTCAAGTTCCTCTGTTGAAATGAGAGCAAACATTAGGTCAGCCGTAGCTGGTAATCCAAATGATTCCGAAGTGTCCTCTAAACCAACATCTGTATTACTAAAACCAGATCTGGTTGTTTGCGTTGCGCTAACAATAGGGACATTAAATTCAACCGCCAAACCACGTAGCTCTTCAGCTATTGCTTTGATATATGAATAGGTATTTATACTTCCACCTAACCCTCGGACGCGACTAGATGCACAAATGTTTAAATAATCTATGTAAATAATATCAGGTTTGAAGTTCTTTTTGAGCTTTAACTCGTTGAGTAATGCTCTGAAATGTCCAGTATGGGCTGCACCCGTTGGATATTCCTTTACAATTAGTTTACCTACATGTCCATGAGCAATCTTTGAAATCTTTTGGTCAAAGACATTCTTAGGCATATTTTCTAATTGTTCTATTGGGAAATTCATAAGATTAGCATCTATTCTTTCTGCGATGCGTTCTTCTGCCATTTCCATTGTTATATATAAAACGTTTTTACCTTGATCAATATTTGCTGCTGCACAATGACACATGAATAGGGATTTACCTACACCAGTACCAGCTAAACAAATATTCAATGTTTTATTCGGTAAACCGTCTTTTGTAATTTTGTTAAAATAATCTAAATCAAATGGAATTCTACTTTCGACTTTATTATAAAATTCATATCTATCGTCAGAATTATCTATATAATCGTGTCCAATATTAGGATCAAAAGACACACCAAGAGCATTAGTGAGTATTTCAGGAATAACTCCTTCACCTCTCTCGTCGTTAGACTTTCCGTCGATAATTGATATTGATTCCATGATCGCATTATAGACAGCTTTTTCTTGACACCATTTTTCGCTTTCTCGTATAATGTACTCATGATCGATATCTGATTTTTCCTTACATTCATGAATAAGTTGATTAGCTTGATTTAACACATCTTCTGGTGCAT